ATGAAAAACCTCTTACTAGCTATACTATTGGATACTACGAAAATGTTTTAACCAATAGATATATTGTAGCTTGTGGAAAAATGAAAATCTATGATGGTGAGTTGCCGAATGATGGCTCTCACGGTTCAGTTGTAGTAGCTCGTTGTTTCACAAGAGATTTGAATGACCCATATGGAATTGGACTCTACGAAATGATGCGTGGAAATACAGCTCTCTATACATATATAAACTCACTGAACGCACAGCAAGTAGAAGCGGAAATCTTTCCGTTACTTTTTGGTGCCCAAGTTCAGAATGGAAGCTCTACATATAAGAGGGGTCCAAATGTTATCAATCCTAAGAATCCCGGAAGTGATATTGATGTAATTAAAACTTCTGGAAATGTTCAACAAGGTATTTTGTATGGTGATAAACAGAAGGAAAATATTGAGGAAAATACCGGAATGAATAATATAGTAGCTGGTGCAGGGTCCGAGAGTACTCTTGGCTCTACAGTTATTATGAAAGAAGCTGCTTACAATAGATTGGTTGCTCCTAGAAATTCTATGGTAGTTGGTCTTGAGAATGACGCTCATATAGCCAATACTTGGATGAGACAAATCTATTCAGTGGATAAAGTATTTATGATTGATAACGATGACCAGCTAGCTGAATTTGCAAAACAAAATGCAGACTACTTTATTGAGTCTCAAGATGTATTAGATGATTGGGGTGTTCCTGTTGGTCAAGTTGCTACCGCTTCTCAAAATCTAAGATTGAATTTTGACTTTGACCAAGACGGTGAAGTTATGGAGAATGTTGATACCCGTCAAATTTCAGCAAAGGGACTATTCGACGAGTTGAGAAATACTGGTCATATATCTGATTATATAGATTTTACTATCGACCCAGATTCAATGTTAATGCCATCAATTGAGATACAGAAACAAACATTTATGGCTCTGTTTCCAATAATCACCAACCAGATTACTCTGATTTATTCGCTGCGAAACACTGACCCCGAAGCTGCCGCATCCCAATTGATGGCACTTGAAAAATTACTTAGTATCCAGAATGGGGATGTTTTCAACTATATTTCTAAAGAAGATTACGATGCGATAATGGCTAAGAAACCTTCCGAAGCTCAAAGACAAATGGAGCAAGAACAAATGCAGATAGATGCTCAAGGTACAGCTATGCAAGATAGAGCAGCTGGAGGCGGAGGACCAGGAAGTCCATCCTCACCACCGGGACAACAAATGTCCCTAGACGGTGGAGCTCCACTGCAACCTCAAAATCAGAATGAGGTGCCTAGACCACAAACCCCAATGATGAGTGCTATTGATGGGAGTTTACCTCAAGCCGGATAATTAAAAAAAACATATGCCAGAACAAGAAAGTAAACAAAGTATGGTGCAAAAGAAGATTGCCCTAGCAGGCAGCGAACACGCTCCTATTATCATTGAATTGATGAAGGACCTTATGCAGACTAATCCAATCATAGGTAAGACACAATGGGATACTATTGTCAATGCTCTTACTCTTGAAATTCAGAGTGATATGTTGAGAGGGATGGTTGATTATTTGGAGAAGATTAGAAAAGGAGAATTACACGAACCTAAATAATATGGATGGAAAAGAAATCAAAAAAGATGACTACACCGTTCAGGTTGGTTATTCCAAAGAAGCTAAGGAGAAGAAGCTCGTTAAGTTTATCTCTAAATCGGGTGATGAATTCGAGATACCAGCTGAAGAACTGGCAGAAATGCTTATTGGTGGGGTCAATTCTGATACTCTACAAGCTACTTTTGTCGAGACCGATAAGGTAAATGTGGTTGAAGTTGGCAGACAGCTCAAGTGTGTGATGGATAAAGATATGAAGAAAGGTGAGGAATTTCGAATGAATTACACTCATCCATACCCAATAGAATTCGCTATTATCGAGCAAGCGTGGGGTATTGCTAAAGTAAATATGGATGTTCCAGCATTGACTTTGACTAAGAAATATATCAAGAAAGTGAAAGCAAAGCTGAAACCAGAGATGACAGAGTATATAGAGAGTTTTTACAAAAGTTTTAAAAATGTCGAAATAAAGAAATAATTATTAACCATCGGAGCCACCCACGATACGGGTAGGAAATTATATGGAAAAAGACAAACAAGAGGACAAAAAAGAGGACCCAAAGGTTGAGAAACCCGAGGAAAAAAAAGAAGAGCCTAAAAAAGAGGAGAAAGTTGCTGATGAAGTAACCTTATTCAATGTTTTAGGGAAGAAAGTACCACTAACCGAATATTTCTATAAGGGCATTACGCCCCCAGGATTTAAAGGTACCTGTGGAAATCCTGTAGATAGAGAGGATTTAGTTGATGTGTTTCATAAGGTTTTTAAACCTAAAGATAACATATTGTTCTATCGCCAAGCAGACAAAGAGGTCTATTTAGTTATCATTCCTCTGAAGTATGCAACAGAAGTCGGGTCTTCAGAAGACTCAATTGACGGTGATTTTCAGAAGCACGCCATCTCATTTTTGAATGAGGGGTCAGTAAATCTGGACACTATGCGTCAAAAGTTGGAAAAGATTCAAAAATTTGTAAATTATTCTGATAGATAATTTGCAAAAGAGGTCGATTCATTGTATAATTAAGTTAACCATCGGAGCCGCCCACGATACGGGCAGGATAAATATATGGATAATATAAAAGAAGAACCAAAGATAGAGACAGACCCTACCCCTGAAGTTGTGCCTGAAGAGGTACCAGCAGAAGAGGACGAGACCGAGCTTGATAAAAGCTTGGAGGAATCACTAGAGGCTGTCAAAGCTGGAAAAGAGCTTTCTGCTCCTGAAAAGAAGGAACCAGAAGCCGAGCCTGAAGAACCAAAGGAAGAGATTCCAGAAGAACCAAAGGCGGAGGACCCCAGCACCCCTCCCGTTGAGCCTGTAAAGGAAGGTGAAGAGCCTGCTAAACCTGAAGGATACGAATTTCGTATTCCAAATCAGGGGAAGTTCGAATCTGACGAGTCATTCGAAACAAGAGTAAAACTCTTAGACTTAGTGAAGAAGAGAAAGGCTGCTAGCAATCCCGAACAGGTGAAAGAGATATCAGAAGAAATTAAGACAACCAAGAGCAATCTTAAATCTCTTAATGGAACTGATAGGTTCGTCAATCCTCTTAATGAAAAACCAGAGGAAACAACAAACCCCCCGGTAGAGCTTACTGAAGAACAGAAAGCTTTAGACGCTGACAAAGAACGTCTTAGACAACTGGGTGGGGCGACGAAGGAGGACATCGCAGAGATTGTTCAACAGGAACGCCTAGCCGCAGACGTTAAAAATACCCTAGATACCTTTGTTGATAGGTATGCTGACCTTAAAGATGTTGACACGAGAGAAGTTTTCTTTGACTTTGTAGATAGTAATTACAAATGGCAAGGAAAAGGAGGAAAAGAACTTATGACAGTTCTCGAACTCGCTCGTGAAAGTATGTTCAAGCCGTCAGAAACTTTGACAGAAAGAGTATTGAAAGGTGCTAACGTTCAGGAAAAGGTTAATGCTATGCAATTCCCAGGTGGAACCGTAGCAAAAACTGACTACTCTCCAGAGATGCGTAAGGACTTAGATGAACTTATGGGTACTGGAATGTCAGAAGAAAAAGCTGTCGAGCTCTTATCGGATTAAATAATCCCTTAAGAAAATATTTATATGGCAACTGTAAAACAAGCCACTATAAAGAATACTAGAGAACTGCGTGACGAAAATAAGGAATCAGCAACTGTTACTACTTTAGGTAACATTATGGCTCAAACAGGTGGCTATGCTGTGGACGCTGACAGTGGAACTGTCGTTGCGGACCTTTTAGGTGTCTGTAATCAAACAATTGCAGCCGCTGACGCACTTCTTAAAGTTTCTATTATACGCCCTTCCGATGAAGACACCTTCATCTTTCCAACTACAAACAATTCCGATGCCACTCATAACGGACAAGCAATGGTTCTTACCAGTGCTACCGAAGTGAATAACACCGGAACAACCAGTGGTACTGGTATCGTACAGCAAGTCGAACCGTACGGAGCAGCTAGCGACAAACTTATTGTCGGTAGATTTTTGACTTTATAATTCATTTAAACATACAAATATATGCAAGGAACAATAAATGATTATGCGGTCATAGTAAATAATGTGTTAAAACACATTGCTCCAAAATGTTCTCCAACAGTTAAAAGTGAATACCTAGACTTTATGTATAAAGTATCTGGTAGTGAAAGAACTTATACTGATGTTGGCGTTACAGGATTGGGTATGGCTCAAATAATCCCAGACGGTGGTATCGGTGCATCCGATGCTCCAATTCAAGGTTATTCAAAAAATTACGTTCAAATGCACTTCACTAAAAAAGTTCGTTTGACATTCCAAAGTAATTTCTTCTTATTTGATTCAGCAGCCGCTAAGATTAAAGGCTCTGTCAAAGCAAAAGTTTTAGAAGGAAAGAACGCAATTGAACACGCTAAGAATTACTTAGCTCAATCATTGCTTTCACAAGGATTCACTACTTCATTTACTTGGACACCAATCAATTCAGTTGGACAGTCACAGACTGTAGCAACCGTAGGTGCCGATGCTGTGGAGTATTGGTCACAAGCTCACCCTCGTGAAGACGGTGGTACAGCTTGGTCAAATGTAATTGTTGATGGTGCTACAAGTTCACCACAATTTACATATTCATCTCTA